ATATCCACGACCGGCGCCCCTTGGTGTTGACCCGAGAACATGCCAACGAGTGGCTTGATCCCGGCATAACCCAATCGCGAGCGGAGGAGATTGCAAAGGAACTGTGCCAACCCACGGAAGAGGTTGAATGGTTTCCCGTAGGCAAGGCCGTAGGGAATGTTAGAAATCAGGGACAGGAACTGATCGAGCCAGACAGATCAGCTCAGGTACCACATCACGAAGGCGACTGCAGAGATCCACACCAGGGAAAGCAGAAATGAAAGACCCGCGAGTTGCTTATCCATCTGCTACCCAGTGTGAAGTTAAAAGACTGCAATACGAGCTACAGGGGCAACTTTAGTTCAGTGAGGGCAACGCGCCACCGGTTCAAAACGGCGGCGCCTATCAGAACAGCCCACCCAACGCTGCCGGCTCCCAATTCATGATTACCAACTCACCGCTCATCTCGGCTTTGCCTTGGCGCTGATTGGTATTGCAATAGCGGATATCGAGTGTCTCAAAGTGAAAGCCCTCGAACACCTGCCGAATGTCCGGGTGATCGTTGATGCTAACCATGACCTTCCCCTTGCAGCGCCGCATGAAGTCGGCCATGCGCTCGTAATTCTCGAAGGGAAAGTCCACACCGTAACCGGCCGTCTGCCAATAAGGCGGATCCATGTAGTGGAAGGTATGGGCACGGTCGTACCGTTCGGCGCAGTCCAACCAGGGCAGGTTTTCAACGTAGGTGCCAGACAACCGCTGCCACGCTGCAGACAGATTCTCCTCAATCCGCAGCAAGTTGATGGCCGGGCCAGTAGTCGCAGTACCAAACGTCTGCCCCGTCACCTTGCCGGCGAAGGCATGGTGCTGCAGGTAGAAAAATCGGGCGGCGCGTTGGATATCGGTAAGGGTTTCAGGGCGGGTCATTTTCTGCCATTCGAATACCTGTCTCGAACTGAGTGCCCATTTGAACTGGCGCACGAATTCTTCCAAGTGGTTCTGCACAACGCGGTAGAGCGTCACCAGGTCGCCGTTGATGTCGTTTAGGACTTCGACCGGGGCGGCCTGGGGACGCATGAAGTAGAGCGCGGCACCGCCGGCAAAAACTTCGACGTAGCATTCGTGCGGCGGGAACAGCGGGATAAGGCGGTCAGCCAGGCGGCGTTTGCCGCCCATCCAAGGGACGATGGGTGTAGACATAGAAGCAAGACCTTTGCTGTATGGATAAACAGTGCTAGGCTCGCTTCGCTTTGTGCACGAAGCAGGAGCCTTGGCTGGACTTGCAGGGACGATCTGCGGGGAAGGTGGCTGTTTGAATGTTGACGCATCCAAAACAGCCGCTCCTTTTTAAATCGGTCTAACAGGCTGGCTAATGAAAAAAGATCTACTACATAATTTCAAAATTGAGCTACCGCAGTTCGCAACTAAGCTTATTACAGAGCTGTTGTTAGGGATCATCATAGGCTCCATTCCAGTATGGATTAACTCCAGATCCAAAGAAGGGTTTGAAGCTACTATCAACGGCCTACTTGCAGTAAAACAGCTATCGGATCATGCCTCATTTCTCCTGATACCCTACACCGTTATTTGTATATATAGCTTTGCATTCACCCGAAAGACGGAATGGGGAGCGAGAAGATTTAATTACATCCACAAGATAACCTCCGAAGTAGGAACGAATTTATTAGCAATAGTAAGAGCTGGGCTAGGCGCAATGTTTGGTTATTTAACGGCTTCTGCATTCACCGAGTTCGGAGCAAAATCCAATACCGAATACGTAACAACAGCTCTATACCTAGTATTCACACTGATTTTTTGCGCTGCAGTTTCACTCTTTCACGACACCCTCACACCACAAAAATTGACTAGCCGGTATAAAAACGATCTTGAGTTTGATCGTAACTTGAAATAGCCCCTCTCAATGTAGGATCTCCCGAACGTAGGATTGGCACGCCGCAAGGGCGATCAATCCTTGATCACCTGCATCGGTGATTCCGATAATTCGTTGAGCATGCGCTGGGTCAAGTTGGGCTCTTGTGGGGCCATGAACCACGCGGCCGGTGGCGGCGGTGGCTGACACTGAGCAACTGCTTGTGGCGTCGGTAGTGGCGAGAATGACTGACAACCGCAGATCAGTAGTAGCCAGGCGATCACGCAGACGAGCCTGCTTGGTTTGCTCATTGGTCAATTCCTTGTAGTGGATTTCATCTTTGTGCTGCAGGCGCTGTTCAAGGGCGAGACGTTTGTCCTGCTCTTTGCGCTGCTGGGCAGCAGCAGCTCGGGATAACTCGCCGAGGGTGTCGGCGTGTAGCTTGGCTTGGCGCTCCAACTGCTGGCCGTAGCGCCAACCTTGAGCAGTCCAGGCGAAGGCAGCAGATCCGGCCGCCAACGTCACCACCAACGCGCCGACTGCAGCGAGCCGGTATGGCGTGGGGATCAGGTCGAAGAGACGCATAACACCGCCCTCGCCCTGGCCCACAGTTGCAGACGATCCTCCAGACCGTTGAGCCCGCCATTGATCCGGCGAGTGATGGTGGTGAACTGCTCTTGATCAGCGAGCGCGTTCAACCCATTCACCGACCAGAACCACGCAGCAGACTCAGCCGCCCACTGCGGCAACTCCAGCAGCTCAGGCGTGCGCAGCAATCGCTCATCACCAAACAACGCCAGACTGCAGCGCAGGTAGTTGTCGTGGCCGGTGATCTGGATCAGCCCACGGCCGCGATACCGCTGCCCGTCACCATCAGCAGCAGGCGTGTTCCCCAGCTTGGCAGCCAGCGGGCCGGTGTCGTACTTGCTGAGGTATTGATCGCTACCCAGTTCACGCACGTACTGCAGCTGGCCGGACTCATGACCGATTTGGGCGAGGAAGGCTGCCTGACGCTTGGGTGTATCGATCTTGCGATTGGTCATGGCCGCGTTTAGCGCGGATACAAAAACGCCCGCTTGGCGGCGGGCGTTTGGCATAATGCTCAGTAATTGCTGCTCTGTGATTGACATGCGACTCCTTAACCTAAAATTGAAATTATCCAACATGGAAGTGAATCTATGACCGAACAACTAGAGTATGTTACATATCTTCTAACATCCCCTGAAAGCGTAATCACCCCTTATGTAAACATCTCAACAATAGTCACCTCCTTTGTTTCAATTTTCATCGCAGCCATTGCGCTACGATTTACAAAGATCCAAATTGAAAAACATGACAAACATAATCGCCTCACCGTAAGACCATATCTCAACGATTCAACATACATAGATAACGACGGAAAACTATATGCCTTTGCAATAACCAACAAAGGAATGGGCCCCGCCATAATCAAAGACATGAAAATCTTTTTTAACGACGAACTAGTTGAAGACGATGATGACACGCTAGAAAAAACCATAAGATTAATAACTGAAGGGAAACCGATATCAGGATTTGGCCATGAGACAGTTTCTATCGGCTCTTATGTATCACCGAATGAAAAAATCGATCTCGCAACAGTCAGCACACGCCCCCCCTACTCCCCTGAAAAATTAAGGGAAGATATAATGAGCTCGACATATATACTCATTACATACGAATCAATCTATGGTGAGTCATTCAATTACGACTCAAGGGTTTAGAACTGAAAGTTCTAGAACCTTTACCGCCTTGGATTTCTTCACTTTCTTACCGGCCGCCATGGCCTTACCTTTCTTCCCTGCGTTGCATTCCACTGTGGTGCTCCATCCGGACTGAGTGAACACCTGCTCCACTGAGTCGACGAGGAACTCGCCGTCCAAGCCGTCCTTGAAGCCCTGCGCGTTGATCTGCCGCTCTGCGAACAGGTCCGTGCGCCCTACCATCTCCAGCCGGACCTCGGCGGTCGAGCGGTTGAATGCCGCGAGTCGGGCCTTGGCCGCCTGCTCTGCAGCGGATTTGTTCGGATGGATATGCCGGTCAGTATGAACGGGCGGTAGCCCTGCAGGGGCGTCGTCGTTGTCCAGGGTCAGGTTGACCAGTTCGCCGGTTTTCTTGTCCTGGTACCTGGCCTTGACGGCTTTCTGAGTGGTGCGGTCGGTGAAGCGAAATTGCCATCGGCTGACGTCACTGCGGCGGATGGTGACGGCTGGAAGGTTCTTGCCACTGGCGGTTTGCCCACTTTGGCGAGGCAGAACCAACAGCTTGCTGTCGGAGACCTTGGCCGTGCAGTCGTGATCCTTGGCGAGCCGGGTGATGAAGTTGAAGTCTGACTCGTTCAACTGGTCCGCCCGAGGCACCACCGTGGCAACGGGGCATTCAGGCTTCCAGCCGTTGCGAGCGGCAATGTCGCTGACGATCTTGGACAGCGGTACATTTTCCCAACTGCCGCTGCGGGTGGTCTTGCCGCTACCGCGCATGTCGCTGGCCTTGCCGCGAACGACCAGGGTGTCCGGCGGGCCGGAGACCTCGATGTCGTCGACTGTGTACCGACCCAGGCGGGCCATTGCTTTGCTGTCGTAGCCCAGGTAGATCTGTATCGCCGCCCCTTTTTTGGGGAGGGACACGGCGCCATCGCGATCGTCGATGCGCAGCTCGAACTCGTCCGACTCCATACCTGGCTTGTCGAGGGTACGCAGCAGCAGCAAACGGTCATTGATCAGTGCTGTTATGTCAGCGCCATCAGCGACAATCCGAAAGATTGGCTTCAAAAGTAAACCTCCAAAAACAACAAAGCCCCGCACGATGGCAGGGCTTGGCCTGGTATAGCGAAACGCGATGTCAGGTCTCGACTATCAACTTGTTGTCACTAATTTCGACGTAGCTTTGGCAGACCGGGCAGTCGATTCCTTCAACCTTGGGCTCAATCAACAGCGTCTGGGTACACACAGGACAATCACCGACCTTTTGCTTTTCCCTGAAGCCGAAGGTTTTCCACACCATCGCCACGAATACGCCGGCAGCCATGAACCAACCGACAACCGGAATGAACGCCAAAAAAATGCACGCGATCAGACCGAAGATAAACCAGTTTGATCGGTAGCTAAGCTCGCCCCAAAAACTCCGTTTGACCAGCCGAATTTCGCTGACTCTTTCCATAGAAGACTCCATGCATGCAAATAAGCGAGGGAGTCTATCAGCGCGCTAATTTCATGGGCAACGAGCCATCAGTCCCACAACTGCACCTGCTCACCCACGGGCTCTGGGAGATCGGGAAACTCAATTAGCAACCCAGTGCGCAACGGCTGCGGCTCATCCGCCAGCAACCGATTGGCCGCAAGCACCGCCTCCACCGTGCCATTCAGGTGCCCGTAATGCTGGTAGCACAACGTATCCAGCAGGTCGCCGTCAGACGTTCTGCATATCATCGCCATAGCGTGTGAACTCCAAACTAAAGGTTTGCTTGCGCGGGATCCCGCCTGCCAGCAACGCGCCCTGCTCTTCCTCCAGGCTGCGCAAGCACCAGGTCCCGAGGACTACGCCGTAGCCGGTGGTCAGGTTCAACGGCAGCAACTGGGCACCGATGGAACGTAGGATGTCCAGCTGCTTGAGGCCGCCTTTGAACGTGGGGAATATCGCACCCTTAAGGCTGAGTTTTTCGTCCCCCATACCAACGGCCTGCTGCGCCGGTCGACGACTGAGGCGCTCTTGCGAGGCCCAGCGAAATTCCGTCAGCCGGCGCAGTTCATCGAACGCCGCCGTGTCCAGGTTGAAGTAGAACGGCTGGGCATTCGTTTGTAGCGGCTGCAGGATCAGCAGGTGCGGGAACGGTTTAACCGCTTCCGCCAAGGGCGTGGCATTTGGCGCAAGGACGCTGGTTGGCAAGATGTTCGCCAGGCTCGGACTGACCTTGCCGGCCATCTGGTTGATTGCCGTGCTGGCCCGAGCGGCTTGTTCCTTTAAGGTGCCCAGGCGTTCATCAATGGCCGATATCGCAAGGGTCGTTTTGCTGTAGGTCGACAAGACCGAGCCGACCTTGGACTGCGCCGCATCGATACCGCGCATCACTCGTTGCAGCTTTTCACCAACCCCCGGCGGCACGCCGGGAATGCTAGACAGTTCATCAGCCGCCCCGGTGATCTCGCCAATGGCGCCGTTGACCGGGCCGATCATGCCGTCGATGCTGTGTCGACCCGCCTCCCCGGCCTGGACCAGGGATTTGAAACCGGACTGCAGTTGCTCCATGTAAGCCATGACAATTCCTTAAACGTGAGGGGCATCGAACAGGTTGCGCCGCGACTGCTCCCTGCTGAACTCCTCGAACAGCTGACGCATGTACGGCATCATTTCCTGCGCCAGTTGCCGTGGATCCTTGACGTCGCCCTGCACCGTCACCGGCATGGTTGGAGCGAACGTCCATGCCTGCTCAACGCGAGCAGGATCCGGCTTCGCGGCGGCGCCGGTACTGAGCAATGCAGGCACTGCTGCGGCTGATGGAGCCATCGCCAACGAACGGGCAACGTCCCCCATCAATGGGCCGGTCGCCGGGGTCGGGGCCAACTGAGTAAACCGTGAAATACCAGGCCCGCTGGACTTCTGCAGTAGCAACGGCGAGGGCTGGGCCAAGCGTTCTATCGCCTTATCCGGCCCACCGAAAGCAGCCTTGCCCACCGCACTGCCCAGCTCGCCGCCGCCCCAGCTACCGAGGAAACCGCCGATCAGTCCGCCGACGACGGTGCCGATCACCGGTACCACAGAACCAATCGCGGCCCCCGCTGCAGCACCGGCCAACGTGCCGGCCAAAGTACCGGCGGCGTTGCCATAGCCTTCGGCTTTTTCGTCGCGAGTCTCCGCGTTTTGATAGGTATCGGCCGCGATCAACCCTGCCTCAATCAGCGCCATGGGAGCGCCAACCTTGGCGAACCCGAGGCCCTTGCCCATCATGGCCTTGGGTGCAAATCGACTGGCAGCAGCTGCGCCCGGCATTGCGGAAGCCGGGCTAGGGATAGGCCCTCGACCACCGCGACCACGTTTGCCCTTGCCACGACGACGCCTTCCATCGCCGACATCTACCTCACCCGCACCGCTGGACGGGTTGGTGACGAACACCCGCTGGATCACGTTCGGGTTGCCCATCAAAGAGCCACGCCCAACATTGAGCAAACCTTTGCCAATCTTGATCGCGTTGATCGCAGCACCCAGGCCGACAACACCGGCCGCCAATACCGTCGCCCCGCTGATGACAGTTGGAAACTTCCCAGCCAACTCCCCCAGCCCGTACGCCACCTTCGCCAATCCATCCGCAGCCAGGTCAGTCAGCGGCCGCACCGCATCGCCAATACGCGTCATCGACGATTCAATGCCAGCTGTCGCGCTTGCCCACTTCCGGTTGGACGTCTCACGCGCCTTCGCCGCATCCGCCTCAATCTTGGCCTTGCCATCCGTATCCTTGATGGTCGCCATATCAGCCTTGATCTTGTCGCCGTATTTGATCTGCGCGAGCAAGCCCGCACTGGCGCTCTGATCGCTGACGATGTTCGCCAGCCCGGCAGCCTCAGTCAGGGCGATCATGGCCTGCTCTTCCTCGGCACTACCATCCGCCGACGCCTTGATCTTGGCCTTGAGCGCCTCAATTTTCTTGGCTTTAGCGGGGTCCTGCTTTCTGATCAACTGCTCGCTGAGCATGATGAACGCATCGACCGGGTTCGCTGCCTTACCGCTTTTGGTCGCGGCGAGGATTGAGCCGGCCAGGTCGTAGCCTTCCTTGGCGAACCGTTCCTGGCTGGTGCTGCTGATCACGGCGTTGAGCAAGTTGTTCATATTGGTCGCCGCAGCCGCCGCGTCCTGGGTTTGCGAGAACTGCGACTGCAGGCTGGCTCCCAGGAAACGCACGGCCTCAGGCCCTTCCATCCCCAGGCGCTTGATGTTGCCGAGCATCGCCGGCAGGTAGCGCGCCATTTCCTTCGGCCCAAATGCGCCGATATCTCCAGCCGCTGCTACCTGGCCCAACATCGCTGCCATGTCGCCTTGCTTGACCCCAGCCTCTTTGAAGGAGTTGATCAGGGTGGCGATAGTTTCGGGCTCCATGCCCTGGCCGTCGATCAGGTCGGCGATCTGCCCGGCATAGGCGGTGGCCACGTCCCAATCAACACCTTTTTCGATCAACGCACCGACCGACTTCGCCAGCAACTGCTGGCTCATGCCCTTCTCTGCCGCGACTTTGCTGATGCTCGCCGCCAGCGCGGCCTCATCGCCGGTACCGGCAGTGTGGGCCCATAACGACATCTGGCGGATCTGCGCCTGGTAATCGCCGGAGACTTTGGTCGGAATCGCCAACGACGCGGTAAGGGCCGCCGCTTTGCCGAGGGAACTCTTCATCCCTTCTTTACCCTGCTGGATCTGCGTATGGCCCAGCGCCTTGAGTTCGGCGCCCCGCGCTACCTGGCCGAGGGCCTGGTATTCCTTGCGCAGTTTGCCGACCTCAATGCCCTGCTCTCTCAAGGTTTTGAGGTTGCCCTCCAGCTTTTTCAGCAGGTCACCGGCCGAGGCGGCACCAGTGTCGTGGGCCTTTTTCCATTCGTCCCGCAGGCGGATGGTGTCGCCGATGGTGCTTTGCAGCACGCGGGCTTTGGTGCCAGTTTCGCCAAGCTTTTTGATGCGGCCTTCAACATCCTTGAAGGCAGCGCCGACCGTCGAGCTGACAGCGCCGCCGATGACCAGGCCGAGCGCCAGGTTGTTTGCCATGGGAACTCTCCGGGCAGGGATGCGGGGCTCAATCCATGAGCCACCAGATCATCGTGGAAAAGGGCATGGTCTCGATTTCATTGGCGGCAAAGGAAAACTGCGTCGCCAAACGTTTCGCGACCTGCTTCTGCAGGGCTGTGTTAAATCCCGTCATCCTGCACCAAGCGAAAGTAGGCGGCTTGCAGCCGCTGGTAGTCCGTCAGCTTGAGCCCCTCCAGATCCGTGATATCGGATTCAGACAGGTTGGCCAGGATGAGGGTCTCGCGCTGTTCGTCATCGCCATTGGAGGCAGAGCTGGCAGCACGCACATCACGCACCGTGGGCGTACGCAGAGTCAGGCGGTCGACCTTCATATTCTTGATGTCGTAAGGCTTGGAGAACGTGACGACCGCACGCTCCAGATCAACGACCAACCAGCCAGGTGTTTCGCTCTTGTTTTCAGGAATGCCGGTGTCCTGGATCAAGCGAGAATAGGCAGACTGCAATCGGCTGTAGTCAACCAGCGTGAGCCCATCAATGTCCTTGATGCCCGTGTCAGTCAGCGAGGCAAACAGGGTCACTTCGCGCAACACCGTGTCATCACCGCCGATTGCGTCCGAGGCGCGGACCTCGCGCAGTGTAGGTGCACGTAGGCTCAACCGCTCAACCTTCTCCCCGTTGATATCGCTGGGCCGCGTAAGTGCGAGTGTTGCGCTATCTGACTCAACCGTAAGCCAGGATGGAAGTGGTTTCAGCTTTTTCATGGGATACCTTTCCGTTAGAGGCCGAGGTCGCGACGGACGCTGGCAAGTTGATCCACACCGTTGATGACCCGGACGCAGTTGACCGGATCGATCTCGTACATCAAGCGTCCTCCCACCTCAAGCTTGTAGAAGCTGCAAGCCACGGCGTATTTGAACTCGGCGGCCTCACCCGCCTTCCAGTCGCCGGGGTCAACCTCTTTGAGCATGCCGCGTACCGTGGCGACCACCCCCGTGGTCGCCCCCTTCTGGCCCTTGAAAGAGCCCCGAAACACTGCGTTGAATGCAGTCTGGTCGGCCAAGCCGTAGAACTTCATGACCTCCGGGCGCACACCTTTGCCGGCGAAACTGGCTTCCAGTTTTTCCATGCCCTGGTCCATCTCCACCGGAGCATCCATGCCCCCTCCACGATGCTCCTCGGTTTTCAGGGTCATCTTGGGTAGCGTGAAGCTGGTGATATCCCCGGCAAAGCTGACGCCATCGATATGGGCGTTCATGTTGTAGAGCGTTTGCGGAACCATCGGGCGTTCTCCTTAAGTGTTGGTGTCGAGGACTTCGGTCAGCCACTGGTTGGTGACCTCGACCCGGAAGTTGGGGTTTTCTGCAGGTGGCACGTCGGTGAAGCGGATGTTCCAGTACACCTTGCCCTGCTCCAGCTGGCTGGCCGTGTTCAGCACTGGGTCCGCGAACACCTCGAAGTTGATCACCGCGCCCTGGTTCTTGAGGTCGCGCATGAAGTTCGCGAGACCTTCAGTCACATCGCTCACGTAGGTCTTAGTGATCGAACGGTCAACCGCCCATTTGTGACCGTAGAGGATCGCGTCCATAACGATATCCATGGTCCGCACGCGGGTGACAAACGCCCACTTAGGATCGCTGGAACAGGTGCGATTGCCCCACAGGCGGTAGCCGTCATCGCGGATGATCGTGGTGATCTGCGCGTTGTTGAGCAGGTTGGCGCGGCAGGTTTCATCGCCGTCCAGAAACTCAATGGGACGACCGGTGCCGGTGACGCCGACGAACTCTTTGTTCGATGGCGAGGCCCAGAAGCCGTATTCCGAATCGGTCCAAGCAAAGAGCCCAGCGACCCAGGCGGAACTCGGTGCATCGACAGTGGCACTGAGTGCGGTGTCCCAATACTGCACACCAGGGTCGACCAGGAATACGCGCTTACTGCCGAAGTTTTCGCGGTATTCCATCGCGGCTTCGTCGGTGGTGTTGGGGCCGTCGATGATGGCGAGGGCACGTAGTTTCTCGCTCAACGCCACCAGCGCCGTAGCGGCGGGCAAGGTTGCGGTGTGTTTGGGAGCGGCCAGCAAACGCGGCTGTGCGTTAAAGCGGCTCTTGCCATCCAGCAGCGCCTGCATGCCGGTTCGGGTGCCGTTTGCCAAAACGCCGCCGATGATCGCCGAGGTTTGCGCTGCAGCGTCTGCCAGCTTCTCCACGCCACAGGCAACGATCACCGCCTTGGAGCGAACGTAGATAGCCTTGATCGCCTTGGTGATCGCAGCATCTGCGCCCCAGGCGGCGATGGCTTCGCTTTCGCGGGTGATCAGCAGCAGTTGATTGGGCAAGGCACTGGCAGCGGGGCCAGGGGTGAAGGTGTCGCAAAGCCCGATGATGGAAGACGACGGCACAGCGATAGGCCGCGTGCCGGTGTCGACGTTGGTCACCGTGACGCCGTGAAAAAATCCACCTGCATTACTCATAGTTGAACTCCAGAAACAACAAAACCCCGCCAGGGCGAGGTTTGGGTTGATATAGCTAAGTGGGGAAAAGGCTTTTTCTAAGCAGACGCTCAGGTTACGGCGGCCATCCTTGATCAAGCATTTCTATGCTAAAGCGACCGTCCGTCAACGCCTTGAGCAACTCATTCTCGCGGTCAAAGCAAGCTTGAACATGGGCGCGAACAGCAGTAGCAATGTCGATTAGCTCAGCGGCACCCAGCTCAACAGGCCCATTGAGGGCCTTCCAAGTACACCGATATTCAGGGTCCAACATTGCTGACAATGCCGCAGCGGTAATAAGCGCTTGGCTATCGCGGCCGGTATCAATTGCAATGTCGCCAAGCTGAATACCAGAGACTTCATGACGAAAGCGTGAGTCAGCGATCAATTGCGCGTAATTGACTTCACGCTCTTTCCTCTGCAAAGCACCCCCCTCACCTAAGGTCCATAAGCAATCTGCAAATTCATGCACGGTCGAGAATTGTTCATCCGTGATTACAACCGCGCCCTTCGGAATCGAATGAACACCGCCAATTAACAAGCAGGTCAGTTCGCCGGCAGAAGAAAAAACCGCATATTTTTTGCTCATCTCAACGCCCCAAAGCTAGCCAAAAGAAGCTATACGGGCCGCCTGTTGCCGTATAGCTGAGAATCATCGCTTCTCGACTTAGAGACTGCACATTGGCGGCGACTGAACTCGGGCTGCCACCGACAATTGAGTTAGGCCAAGCCCCTGCGATGAAGCTTTCATTAGGAAACGGGGTGGTAAACGAAACGGAAGCACCGGACGAGAACGCACGATTGCCCCACATCAATACCCAACCGCCCAACCATGAAGGGAAGAATACGTAGCCGTTCGGTGCAATAAGAAGCTGGCACCCCGCTCGCATTTTTTTTGGAGTAACAAAGCTTTCGTCATCCAAACCCGCGTTCACCTGTAGCTGCGTTGCGACTCTGGCTAAACCCAGCGCTGCCTCAGTTGCTTGGACTAACAACTTCTTCAAGCAACGGGCAAGCTTCAACGGTGTAACTGTCCTTGCGTCAGTTGTGCCTTGCGCCACATCTTCGTCCGTTGCGTTAGCTTGGATGCCGGAGGTGGACTCTGTGGCTTCAACAATGTGTTTCTTAAAGAACTGAAAAATCCGAAGGATCGTCGCTGGCTTGGAATTATCAAAATCCGCATCTGCTTCCGCGTCCTTTTGACTGGCAGGCACAATTTCGTATTCAGCCAGCGTGGTTGGAGAAGTGCCCGCCAGCACGCGGCCAAATTTATCAACCGTAACACTTCGATAGGTACCAACCCCTTCTTTTGCTGTTGCGGAAAGCAACTCGAAATTCAGAGCGGTGACGCCCAGCACGATGGCTGTGTCGTTGGTCAGCGTCCACACCGTATCCGCATAAACGTTTCCACGCTCCACAGCGACGGTCAGTGCCGAAGTTACCTTCGCACTGCTATCCGCGTCAGGCGCACGCGACCAGGCACCGCTAGCCACAATGTAGATACCGTTAAGGTTCGCTTGTGCCTGCTTCCTGACTAACACACGCCAGCCCGGCTCAACAGGAACACCGTCAAGCACCTGCGTGCCGCTGAGAGTGATATCGGCAATGCTAGCCGCGACCACGGACTGTTTGTTATCCAGCTTGCCAAGCTCGTCAATCACCTTGAGGTCAACGTACTCGCGAGTAGCGAGGACTACGGCGGGGTCTATCTTCAGCACGATATTGTTGGTGCTGGAAACAATGAAGTTCATCCGCACAATCTGCGTGCGGCCTGACCCCTGGTCCAGCGCCGGCTTAAAGCTCGGCGCACAGTTCGATACCGCGACCAGGTCGCCGTCCGAATCGTATAAACCGATCTCGCGAATCCACCAGCCACCGACATCGGCCGGGATCACTTGCTCGGCAATAATCACCGCCGAATTTACCGGATCGACACGCAGCTGATTCAGCGGCGCCCGGCGCTGTTCGTTGATCAGCTTGGTCTGAGTCGCGCTGGGGATCGGATCAGTGCCATTGGCGTCGCCAACCCCCAACGCGGTGAGGTTCCAGGGAATGCCCAAGGCATTGGCGTTCGCCAGCTTCGCGGCCCCCACGCTGGTGAGGATCGCCATAAATTGCGAGTTGCGGTCAATCATGGGTAAACATCCAGAGTGTCTATGCTGTGTTCGCGCCCGACCACGCCGATGTAGCCGGTGACTTCGATGTCACGTTGCACGGGTGGGTAGACGTCGATTACGTCGCCTTCATAGAGGGCGACACCGATGTTCATGGTGCCTTGGGTTTCCAGGCTGATCGCCAGGCCGGTCAAGGGACGGCTGACAGGCTTGGCGTCGTCGATCAGGCGCTCCAGCTCCAGGTACATCTCTTCGGTGATGCCGGTGTCCAGCACGCCGACCTTCAAGGCGAAGGTGCCGGGAATGCCCTTGGGCGTGGTCTGCCACCACTCAAGCACTTCGATCAGGTAACCGAGCGGCTCGACCACACGTCGCAGGGCGCCGATGGTGCCCTTGTGCGCGTGCACGTAGAACGCGGAGCGGATGGCTGAGCGCTTGACGGCTTCCGACCACTTGTTGTCCCAGCGGTCGACCGACCAGGTCCAGGCCAGCCACGGCAGCAAATGCGCCGGGCAGGTGTCGGGGTTGTAGAGGTCGCGCAATGGAATCTTGGTTTTCTCAACCAGGGCGGCCTCAATGGCGCGCTCCAGCTGCGTGCTGTTCAGGGGAAGCAAGCTGGTCATTTCGACCCCCCAAGGACGACGCTAAAGCCCGTGCAATACGCCGCTTGGGCTTTGGTGGGTTTCAGGTCGACCCAGTCACGCAGCTCGACCCGGCCGACGCCGCTGATGTGCAGTTGGGCATCGACACCGGACTGAGCAACCTCCAGCGCCAGGCGCTTGCGTGGATTGATCCAGGACGCGAGGCGTTTGGTGGCTTCGGCCAGGATCGCGTCGTTTTCCGGGCCGGCGCCTTGCATGTGCAACACGGCATCAATCCGGTAGTTGAGGATCTCGGCACTCTGCACAATCAGACGGTCGCCCACCGGTCGGATGTCATCGTCGCTGAGTTTGGCGTACACCGCGTCCAGCAGCGGCTGATCGGCCTGGCCGCTACCGATCAGGCTCAATACGGTCACCTCCACAACTGCCGGCGATGGGCTTTCCGCCGTGGCGTCAGCCACCAGCGCCGAGGCGTTGCGCGCATGGAAGATGTAGCTGTTGCGCGGGCCTGCGGTGGTCAGCCCTTCGTAAACCAACTGGATGCGTTCACGCAGGGCGTCGTCCGACTCCTTGACCTCCTATACCGGCGGCACCGCCAGAAGGTTGGCCGGCTGAATCACCAGGCGCTGGAGTTTGACGTTGGCCGCGAGTTGATCGAGATCCTCCTTCTCGGCGTAGGCCAGCATCAGCGCCTTGGCCGCGTCGTTGACCCGCGCCCGGTTCTGCATCTTGCCGTACGCGCCCAGTTCCACCAGCTTGACCACTGGGTCGCTTTCCAGCGCCGCCGACCAGTTGTCACCCATGTACATTCGGAAAGCGGCGAGCCCCTCTTCGTACAGCGCTTCGTAGTCTAAGGACTCCAACACCTGCGGCGCCGGCAATGCCGATAAATCCACCGTGCTCATGCCGACACCTCCAGCAGCAGGCGTTCGCCTTGATAGTCACCGGTTAATTTGAAGTCGATACGCCCGCCGACAATGGCAACGACCTGCACCTGTTCCAGTTTTAGCCGCGGCTCCCAGCGCCCCAGCGAGCGGGCAACCTCTGCCTGCACCGCGCTCCTCCAACCGGCATTAACTGGCAGGTCGACAAAGCGCCGGATCTGGCTGCCGTACTCCGGGCGCATCCGCCGACTGCCCACGGGCGTGCCGAGAATGTCCCCAATGGACTGTCGGAGATGGTCGTGCCCGGACAACGGTTGGCCGGTGTGGCGATCCATTCCGATCATCGGGATTACTCCTGTACCAGGTCCGGGTGAGCCTTGAGGAAGGCGAGCTGATCATCGGTGGTGGCCGTCACGCGTGCCTTGGTCACTGCCAGGGTGCTGCCATCGGGAAGTACCAGCGTGCGCGAGGTGAAGAGCGTGTCGCGGAAGACGCGGCCAGGCCCCGCTTCGTCCTGGCTGTCGGATTTGGTCTTGCTCATCAACGGAGGCTCCTAAAACGAAAAACCCGCACAGGGCGGGTTGTAATCAGTGTTTGTGGTTCGGCGTGTTGCCACCGACATCGATGACCTGGCCGGCACTGTTGATATCGCCGGTCGTACTCAGCGTGCCGTCAATGGCGACCGCGCCCACCAGGTCAATCGTGCCCGACACCAACCGCATGCTTGCCGGCGTCACTTCCCAGACCGACCCTCCGACCTTGACCGTGACGTTGCCCGCCGGCAGATCGATGGTGTAGCTGCTGGCCTCCCAGTCGTAAACCAGGGAGCCGCCATCATCGAAACGCCAGACTTCGACGTGGTCGCGGTTGTCCGGTTGGGCACCGGCGTTGCCGTACAGGCCGGGGATGAACGTGCCCATCGCCGGCTCGCCGCTGGGACTGATCAACGCGCCCTGCTCTCCCATACTCGGCACCCGCCAGTGGCGTGCCTTGCCAGCCGCCTGGCTATGCCAACGCACCCAGGCACTGGTCCAGTCACCGGACTGCACGCGCAGCATGGCGGTGGTCAGATCCACCGCCACCACGACACAAGGCATCACTGTCGAGGCAATCATCCGGTCATGCTGGGCAACCGCGTAACTCATTGCAGTTCTCCCGGGTTGATTGGGCCAACGCCCGGCCCCAGATCGATGACCAGCGAACCCGGCGGTTCATCCGGCCACGGCCATTCCTCGGCCCCCAGGTAAACCGTCTGGTCCCACTCCACCAGCCAAACGAAATAGCCGTCCAACTCGGGCTTGGTCCAGTCCTGGGTAGACCTCACGAACTCGGCACAGTCGACCTCCAGGCCCCAGCTTTGCGCCCGGAGCAATACCGCTAGCTGAGACGCCAACTGCACCGCCTGACGTTGCGGATCCGCGCTGATCGAATCGACAATAATCCGTGCCTCGAACTTGCAGGTGAGCGCGGTTTCGCCAGTGCCGATTTCCGGTGCCGGTTCCATCTCAGCTATTTCCAGCAGCACCACGGGCGTTGGGATGCTGGTCTCTGCCGACAGATCCGGCCAGAACGACACGCCCTGAATTCCCGGCAAATGCTCCTGCAGGTGCTGCTCGATGGCCTCATATAAACGGTTGAGGCTGAAGGGTTGATCAGACACGGGCGTTCCCCTTGAGGTATTTCTGCAGTTCAAAGTTGAGTTCTTGCTTGAGGATCTCCAGCAAGCGCTCATCGGCACGTTTCACCCAGCTGTCGAAGTGCGGTCGCACCTGGTCCAGCGAAACTTTTGCTTTCGCCAGCGGGAAGCGGTTGTCGTTTTCCGCGATGAAACCGGAGCTGCGCCGCCCCTGCGTACTGCCTGGGTAGTCCGTGGCATTGAAGTGTTTGCTCGACGTGCGGATCCAGATGTCTGGACCGCTGCCGTAAACCTGCTTGAAGAACGCACCCTGGTACCGCCGCCCCGCCACCGAAACACCGGCGCGGGTTTGCCGAGACTTCCCGATCCGACTGGCCTCAATGGCGTTGACCCCAAACCACAACTTGCCACGCATTGCCCCGCCGCTGACCGGATAAGCCCGAAGGCGTTGCCGGACAGCGCCGATGGCGATGCGCTCCTGCTTGCCCACGGCTCGGGCAATGTGAGTGCGCAGCCAGCCCAGCGTCTTGTTGATCGCACGGCGTTGAGCGGCGGCTGCAGCCTTGGGCACCAACTGGCCGAACTCGCGCAAAGCCTGGGAGTGCACCGCCGACGGCAAGATGTTGATCATGCCGCTGTCGCGGTTCTGCTGTACGTGGCTGCCGACGCTCATGGGCGTTTCCTCAAGATCAGGGCCACCAGGCCATTACCGTTGGGCTCCAGCTGCAGGAGGTCGTATTCGCCACCACCATCCAAAGCCGGTACATCGACCGTGACCCGCAGACCTTTGCTGAGGCCTTCCGAATCCTTCACGCGGATCTCAAAGCGAGGCTCGCGTATGGCGGAGTGGACCTTGCCGAACGCGGGTTGCTTCCAGGGTGCCGAGAATATGCCCAACACCGGTTCGGCGCAGCCTTCGATCTGGGCACTGTCGCCCAAGGTGTCGAAGACCACGTCGTCGAGATCATCGATCAGTTCGCGGAAGGTCACGGTCACATCTCCAGGAGGATCTGCGCCCGAGGTCGCGTGCACAGGTGCAGCGGGTTGGATTGGGCCTCACCGGCCACGCCCTTGTTGAACGGCAGCGGCTCGATCTTGCTGTAGTACGGGATGCCCTGGGTGTTGACCGTTTCCATGTAGTCAGCCGGTGCGAAGGACGAAATGTACAGATCCGGTACGCCCTCAGGGATCAGCAGCGCCTTGTCGTCGTGGACGAACGCCACGCCGGCAACCTTACCGCGATACCGCTCCCAGACGATCCCACCGAACTCGAAGCTTTCACGCGCATCGCCACGCAGTGACGCGGCCTGCATGGTGTTGAGGTAGGTCTCTTTGACCGACTTATGGACGATCAGCTTGTTCCAGAAGTTTTTGCCGCACAGACCACGGGAACCGCTGCTGGTGACGCTGCCAAGGGCTTCCTCTTGCATATCCAACGCTTCGCCGCATTTGACCCGCAGCTCGGTGTCTGGACTGTTCAAGCCCATCTGCAGCTTCTGGCGATTCACGCCGAAAGATTTATAAATATCCAACAGGACGGTCTTGCCATCGGCGTCCAGCACCTGCCCGTTTAATGCGCCCATGCGTTGGAATTCGTGGGTCGCATCCAGCTGTCGGCGAGCCTTTGCCAGGCGCTTGTTGACTACATCCTGCACAGCCTGCAGTTCGCTACGGGTACCAAAGGCGCGGATGCCCTGGATCTCATCCGCCTTAATGGTAAAGCGCTCTGGCAGGTGTACGGTGTTGAAAGGGATCAACGTACGCTTGGTCCCGCCAACCACCAGACCCGAGGTGCCGCGTTCTCCTGAAGGCACCAGGGCCAGGGTGTCGCCGTCCTT